TGAGTTCTTTGAGGTATGATAATTTCCATATATCAAAAAATATTATACAAGTCCCACCGTCTCTCAATTTGTCATAGTACAATTTAATGAAATCATCTAGATCATCCATCGTAAAATTCTCGTCCCATTCGCCGTAATTTGTTTTCACACTATATTTAGTCCCGTGAATTGTCCCATATTTTAGATAATTTTCCTTCGCATTTGGTGCGTCTATGTTGTTTTTAGATTTATAGTCGTCCCATTCTTGCTCGGTCTTAGATATGTCTTTACCAGAATCTATCGCATCACGTAATTTGTTCATACCCGTTTCGTGTGAGATTATATAGGGTGGATCGGTTAAAATAAGATCAACACTTTTATCATCGAGAGATTTGAGTAATTCGATGCCATCACAATTCCGAATATCCATGCTAATTTATACATTCATATCTTTAAATATAACAGAATTTTAATGTTGGTAAGAAATTGGTCATACCTCCAAAAAGGGAATTTCAGGAAAATCCACTTTGACGCTTTAACACTTATATTTTACCGAAGTATTCGCATTAAATCTCCAAAGGAGACCTTAATTATCGTCCCAAACATCCATTGAAATCTCGTCCCTTTCTCAAAGTATTTTCCGAAATGGCAATTGATAGGCTTAAAAATTTAAAGTATTAAAAACTAAAGTATACACAAAGTCTTCAAATTTGATCGAATTTTGGGTGATTTTGGGTGATTTTGGAAAAAGTTTATCGAATTTCACAGTTCCGAAAAAACGCCGATAGGCTTAAATATGTGATTATACACAAGCGTTTTGAGCAGAAAAAATTCGATCGGGTTTACTAAGTGTATATTTATTTATTAAAGTAATTAATGTTTTTTTCATGTAACGCATCCCTGTTCTTTTTTTTTATATTTTTATAGTACACTCACTCATGGTAAGACTTTGATAATATATAGGTATAGTGTACTCGTGATAATCATGTAACGCATCCCTGTTCTTCTCTTTTAAACATTCATTGGACATGTGAATACAGTTAAAGTTAAATATACTTATACAAACATGTCGAATATAGTGAATGGTATCAAAAACATATTTCGATGCGCATTTAATTTTAGAGTGAAATCTCTACTCACGGAGGATAACATCGAAAATTCGATATGGACTAGTCCTGATTTCGAAGACGTATTAATCGACCACATCACGAGAGGAAACTCATGCATGGAAATATGTGAAATATACGGAATACCGTATGACACTTTAAAACGACGTTTGAGACACATCGCTTACGACATGTATGTCGAACGAAGTGATATCATGGAAATTAGAAATAAAACAGGTATCACTGCTCAAGAATTATTAGGGGAAATCGATCGTAGAGAAGGACCGAGTAAATCGAAATGTATAAGATCACAAAGAGAGGGTATCCATGAACCCCTTTATTAATTTAAAGCTTTTATGATAAAAATATATACATGACTATTTTTATTGAACCGAGTACGGGTAATCGCCCAGTAACCCGTTCTCAGAAAGCAAAAGACAAAGACTCTTTTTTGGAGACTGTGGCAGAGACGAACCCAAAAGCCCTGACGGACGAGGGACGCGCCGAGGTAGAAACTATAAAGGCACGGAAAAATGCCAAAAAGGTTAAACCTAAGAAATCACCACCCAAGAAATGGACATGGGAAGAGGACGAGAAGTTGATGGACGAAATTTTAGGCTCGTTATTACCTACCGAAAATATCGCACAAGAACACAAACGTTCCCCCACCGCGATCAGACAGAGAGTCATTCATCTTTTAGCCGAATTGCGTTATCGGCATCAAATGATGCTTAAAACTAAATTCGTTTGGAGAATTGTGACACACTCGTTAGTGGCTGTTACGGCATATGCTCTCGGAAATCACCCGGATGCCATTCCTCTTCCACAAGTGAATCTTATAGGCGTCTCCGCTTAGTTCTATTAAAGATATCGTTCGTACAATAATCAATGATACGAGGAGTACAATTACGAAATCGTATTCGCTTTTTTGCCGATAGAATATATTCTCAACTAGGACCAGGTTTTAGTGAGAGAGTATATCATAATGCTATGGAAATTTTGCTTCGTAAAGATTCTATACCATACGAATCAGAGAGGATAATCCCAATTGAGTTTGATGGACATAATGTAGGAAATTTAAGAGCTGATATTATAGTAAATAAAGAACTTGTGGTAGAATTCAAAACCATTAAATCCCTGACGGAAGCGTCAGAGATTCAGGCTCGGAATTACCTTCGTTTGACGGGTTTGAATAACGCACTTTTGATTAATTATCCTCCGGGGAATCTTCAAGAGTGTGAGATTCGTTGTGTGACATCCATACAAGAACCGGAAACGCCTTCGCCATTAATTTATAAGAATGAAGTGTTTCCTCGTGATATTTAGCCGGGTTTTTAATTTCTTCTGTGAGTATTTCTCTCGCTCTCTCTAGATGATATTTTGCTTCATCTACACAGAACTGAACGTGCTCATCCATTTATTTTATAATAAATGACATCTTTATACCTATTGTTTAGATCTCGTTACCCATCGAATGATTCTTTTCCAAATGGACACCTTGTTACGCTTCGGTTCCACGGGATATAGATCTTCGTATAATGTATATTTCGGTTTCGCATTGTGTTTGAACGCATTGAATAATTCACCATGAGGTAAATAGAACCTTGTTATAGGAGATTTACTGTTCGGATCCCAGCTAACCTTTTCTATACATTCTTCTATGCGCCATTTACGGGGAGGAGGTTTGGGATACATCGACGATGCGCGTCGCGCCATATCTTCTTCGCCTCCGGTGATATTCCCTTTAAAACCCGGGACTACATTGTATTTCACCGCGCGTTGTATCATATCATCTCTTCCCCCGATTGTTCTCCCCTTGAAACCGGGGACTACGTTGTATTTAGTGGCAGATGAGATCATGTATATACATATGTGTCATTAAATCTTTAATCAATTGATCCGTCTCCGTTCTCTAATAGGTCTGGATCTATAAATTCTTGTAGGTCTTCTCCTTTTAATGCCATGTTGTGACCGATGGGCAAGGCATCTTGTCTCTCTAGGCTTTTGGTTGGTTTGTTTTCCATGATCTGTTTATGGATTTCTGTTCGCATACGATCGGTTTCAGCTTGATGTTTTCTTTCCGCTTCTAGTACTTGAGGAGACTTTTTCCATTTGGGTTTCATTCTCATTTGATTTACTTGTATATGTAATTTACTATTCTCTGCTTGGAGTTCTTTCAACTCCTTTTTCAAATCTTCCAACGTTTCCCTCTTCTTGGCTTTAGCGATCACACTTTGGCGCACTATCCAGGGTTGCAGACAGTGGATAGTATTCGGCATATATGGTTATACAATATAATCTTTAAATCGTTGGTATAAATTCCCAACGAAGATCATTACATATCTTCTTCCAAATCACATCTTGTTGGTACAATTTCTCCTTCGATTTGAGAAGGGGAAAGTATTGGAGATACGAATCTTCGGATAGGAGTTCGCAGAATTTATATAGAACATAAGAATATGATAGGAAATTCTTACGTTCTTTAGGACAATTGTCATCGAATGGACGCTGTATGTCCTTAAACATAATTCTAAGCCGTTCTTCTAATTCTTGTGGCATACTAGGAGGTTTAATACCATTTAGAATGTTTGTTATATATGGAACGTGTTCGTAAAATCTATTAAGTTTCAATTTCTTAAGAAGACCCCGTATTTTAGCGTGAGTTATCTCATCTAATGATTTTATCTTCAATTTCTTCAACTCTACCCGTAACTTGTCTATCACATCCGGTGGTATGGTAGTCATTTCTTGTGCTTGGAACTGACTCATCCACTCATTGAAGTGGTTCTCTCTCTTGTATGAGTAATTTACGATTTTCTCTGAACTTTCTTGTTCTTCCCTATATGTAAGTTCCTGACTAATCATTTTTGATACAACTAACCCACAATTATCGCACGTGAGGTCACTAGTGTCGTTAAAGTGAATAATATTACTATTGGGACATCTCGGACAGACGTCTATATTTTCTTTCACGGTTTGTCTATTTATGTTGTGATTTTCTACGTCTATTAAATAATCAACATAAATGTCTTTTCGCTGGAGACCATGAGTTTCCTTACAATTAAATACGTTATCGACAGTTGTGACCTTATCAGTGTCATCCGTATATTGGTTCATATAAGGCATACACTTTATGATATAATCACTCATCTCAGAATGGTAAAGCCCGGAGTTTTGGGGGTCTTTTGCTATTAGATCCTCCCACTCCTGAATTTTGTTATTGTATCGGCTTAAAAAATTACCTTCCATATATTATAATGTTAGTCAATCTTTTAAACCATGTATTACTGAAGGTATATGGGTTATATAAATGGGTCACCACCAGGCCAGACTATCATATACAATCCAAATTAATGGAATATCAGATTAGTGACGGGGATGAGGATGAAGACATAACACATGAGATGTGGAAACAAGAATCGCAGTTTTGGTTTCAGGATCGTAAGAAGTTTTACGCGAATGTTACGAACGAGGACGATTATCAAGACCACATTCCTAAAAAAGTGAAAAATATCGTTCTTAGGATACGATATTGGTATAACGGGAAGATTTACAAAATAGCGACAACTAATTTGAATTTGAAACTACCGGACGATTTAGATACCGAATTTTCGTTCAGTATCCCTTTGAGTACTGTCTATTTAGTGGATGACGATGAAAATCCACTAGAGGACATTACTGAAAGGGTGAAAACATATGCTGGACCCAAAAACGATTTTCACGGACAGGAAATTTTCATAAAAGACTTTTTAAACCAGGACGAGGACGAGCTTATAAAAAAATACCCGAAAGTTAAATTAACAAACTCATTGGGAATGTCTAAGGTGTTGAGTTCTTCGACCAATAAAATTACTGATCTGAAGGTACCTTAGTAGCTAAATAGAACCGGAGTTCTCCTAGGTTTGCTACGTTATACTTTAGAATAAGGAAGCGATTCTGTTCTTCTTGTAAGATTTGAACACTAGAACACATACTAGAACCCTTTGCGAATATATTAAGATATCTCAATGAATAAATTCCAGAAATCCTCGGACTTTCTTCATTGCAGGTTATTGACGTTTCTTGATTCGCAAAATCCCCGGCACATCTCAAATTCATGAGAGTGCCTTCACGAGTAATCTCTATTTCTGTACCTATATTGGACATATCCCTACACAAACGTTGAAAATCGACCGATGGTAATGTCGTAATCGTACTCATTTCGATCTCTGGTACTTCAATTTGATTTTCATTTATATCCAATAGTTTAAGTTCAAATTTGGTATTAGTCTTTTTAGATTCGGAAACAATCTCAAAATTCATATATTCTTTTGAATCTATGTGAATATTCAAAATATCTGAACTCGTTATAGATTTCAATAACTTGAATGTATTCGATATATTGATACCGGCGACGATTTCTTCGTTACATTCGTATTCTTCGAAATTATCAGCGGGTAAAAACATATCAATGAGAGAGGTTCTCGCCGTGTCGAGTGTCGTTACTCTCACTCCATCACTTTTGAAATATATATTGATATCATTTAGAATATCTTTCAATACTTCAAAACAAGACTTAAATGCGGATGCCTGAATTGTAGCCAATTTCATGTTATAAAATATTGCGTTTACTTCTTTATGTCATTATATGCGTCATTTACACTGGCGTTAATTCTTTCTTGTAATTCCCTCGTGATAGTTGGTTTAAGTGTTGTTCCGTATGAGTCCAAATTAAATATACAGCTGTCCGGTTCCGCGTCTTCTAAATTTGTAGATGCGGTTCCACTGGAACCCCACCCTACAAATTCCTCCGACGGCAACAGCGTACCGAGCCACCCCTTAACTTCTCCTCCCACGAGAAGTTTCCCGTCTTTCGTTATTAGACTGGGAACACGCTTTAATATTTGTACGTATTGGTGAGGTATTCCCTGTGTATCTACATTGTGAAATTGTATCATGGATTTAAGCTGGGGATGTTCCTGGATATATTCCAGTACATCTTGTGAATGATTACATTTACTACTAAATATTAGGAGTGCCATCTACTATTGAGTGGTTTATTTTCTGAAATTAAATTAACGCATATAAGTATATGAGGATAACAGTTGCTCTATTACTTATTGCCCTGGTCATTCTTCTGAGTTCCAAGAGGGAAACATATCAGGAAGTATTTGGATACTCAGGATATTCAGATCCCATAACCGGAATTGTTCTCAATGATAAACCGATCGATAAATCGAATTACAGATTTGAAGAAGTTAAGATGGACAACGATACAATACAAAAAATCATCTTAGCCACGAATGCGGCCGTTGAAAAGAAGACAAAGGTGTGTAATTATATTATTGAAACGCTGGGCGTGAAAAAATTTGTCAAGAAGGACAAAGAAGATAAAGGACCGGAGGTGATACACCAAGCATCCTTTATGACGGTGAAGGAGGGTGGATTTGCGTTTGGTTTTGCGGTTACGGTTGATGTAGATATTAGCAGAGAGACCCCGGTTGTTATGTCGCTTCAGACACAGCCAATGGATTCCAAAATATTAGACGAACAAGCGATCAAGGCATTCACGGAGGGTAAGGAAGGTCAGGAATTTATAAGCTACGATCTTATAAAGAGAGCCGCTTTACCGAAGAAGAGTGAGTTGGAAAGCGCTAAAAACAAAATTAAGTAATATTAATGATCAATATTGATGATGTTCAGCGTATTGAAGAAAATCGAAAACAGATCAAAAAGGAATTGTATATGAAAATATATGAACAATTTTCGACCAAGATAAAACAGAGCGCAGAATACGGTCATAAGCAGATATTTCTCAGGATACCGACATACGTCATGGGTTATCCAGCGTTCGATAGATCTCAGGCAGCACTGTACATAGATAGACAACTTATACGAGCTGGATTTACGACTCAGCGGGTTTCGGAAATAGATATATACGTATCTTGGTTCATACCTAAGACCAAAAAACCTGATAAAGTTAAGAACGATGAAGATACGTTTGATGATATAGAATTACCTAGTTTTGCCAATCTCAGAAAGGCAGCAAATAAATACAGGTCATGAACAGTGCGACTAAATTTATTTTTTAAAAACACACTCTATGATAAATGGATAACTTGAATGTTTTAGTCGAGGCGAAAAAGGAATACCTCGGCCAAATGTGCCACCTGATGGTTCCGGTTATGATAGAGACTTTTTCTATTATGTACGACGAAGCTGTAAAAATGTCTAAAGGCAGAAAAGTGTTACAAATGTTTCAGAAACTACTGAAGGAAGTTCCGAACTGGAGTGACAATATGTCAAAGACTCACGCGGATAACATCACATCCAGATGTGCTTGGTATTCGGATCTCCTTGCCGCAGTTTTTGTCGCTTGTACGAAGATTTTATCGGCTGTTCGTCTTAAATCGGACAACAAAAAGATAAGCTTGAAGTTACCGACGAATGAAATATTTATTCAAACTTGCTATAATTTAGCGGCTAAGGATCTGTATAAAGATCCCTATGTATTCCAAGAAAATCAAAGCGAATACGCGAGAGATGAACAACTTGCGGCTCGCTTTATTCCGTGTATCGAAAATGGTGTGAAGGATCTCATACCGGTTCAACAAATCTTACAAACTTATATGTCACAAGAAAGTAGGGACATCGATCTCGATGGCACTCATGATGGTGATGCTGAAGATCCGGACATTTATGATGGAGAAGATGGAGGAGGGGAAGCTGGAATTCTTCCAGACGGTGCCGATGTTAGCGAAATCGGAAATCAAATGGGAGGAGAAGAAGAACAACCTCCCATGGAGGAAACAATGGGCGACATGCCTCAAGAAGGCGGCGAAGAGATGCCTCAACTGGGAGAAACCACGGAGGAACAACCGTCTGCTCTCGATAATGAGTTTAGAACGATTCCAACCGTCCGTGACCCTTCCATGCAACAACAACAGGAAGTAAATCCCCCGACCGACGACGGTGTGTTATTTGGTGATGCCCCAGAACGCCGAACAAAAAAAGTTGGCTATTATTAAATGGAACTTTCTGACTACCTGAGAGACCCGATTTGGGCAGCCGCTATTGGTGGGGGTATCACAGCAGGATACATACATGCGAAAGCGAAGCTTAACAAGGAGGGTAAATTACAACCGAGCGCATACACAAAGCCGGCGGCGTTAGTCGCCATACTTGTGTATTTCATCGTTTCGATGGGTGTCGGGCAACGCGAGACCATCTCGACGGAACCGTTTTAAACTCAAACTTAAAGATTAGATAGTAGTTATATACATAAAAATGGCGAGCGTGTCAGCTTTTACGGATATGATGTCACAATTTCTTGTGGAATTACATAAGGTTTTCCCACAGGAGAAGGGTATTAAAAAATTTATGGCTCAGTTGGAATTGGCCAAAACTGCGAATCCAAGACTGGTTGTTGATGGATTTATGAAGGGGATTACGCCGTACGCGGATAAAATCAGCAACAAGGACGAATCATTCTTATTGAATGAAGTTGGTAATATCGAATATCTCAAAGATCTCAATTTGAAGGATAACTGGAACGATAGCTTATCTACCAAGACGAAGGACGCAATTTGGCAGTATTTACAAACATTATATATGCTCGGTACCACTATTACCGCTATTCCCGCAGAGACACTCTCAATGATTGAGGGTATCGCCAAGGACTGTGCCGATAAGATGGAAACAGAAGGTGGTGATTTGGATGAAGCCGCCTTAATGAAAACTATGAACAGTATGTTTGGAACCATGTTGAAAAAATAAACTTACGATATACTAAATGACGAAGGTTTGGTTCGAAGATCCAAGACAGCTCATCCGACAAGACAAAATTTCTCAGTTTTGGCCTAATAATAAACAGACACCAGCCGAACGTGTCAATTCGGCTTCACGATTTATAATTTACACTACATGCTTTTTATATTTAATTCGCAGGGATGCACGAATATTTATACTCGGTGCGACTTGCTTGGCCGTTCTTTATGCTATGTACAAGAATAGTATGATTAAAGAGACATACGGCGTTCCTACGCGTTCTACAGGCTCTGGGTGTCAAATGCCGTCCGGCGATAATCCCATGGGCAACGTTCTTTTGACAGACATCACAGATAATCCTAATCGTCCTCCGGCGTGTGAGTATTCGTCGGTTCGTCCCTTTATCAATGCTTTAGTGGATCAACGCGTCCCGGTTGATGCTGGTAGATCTCGTTCTCCGCATCCTATGGTGCAGCGCAGGGCGGCATCTCGTCAGTTTATCACCGCACCGGTTTCTATGATTCCGGGTGACCAGACGGCGTTTGCTGAATGGTTATATGGTCCGAAATGGGGTGTTTCTTGCAAGGGTGGTAGCCAATTTGCATGCAATCCGAATGCTCG